CCGTAAAAAGGAATCGGGTGTGGCTTCCTTCCCGTCAAAAGGTCGCCGCCTTCAACCATGGAGAAGACTATGCGTAAAGCTCGTAAAGGTCGTAAGAGCCGCAAGTAATTAACTGGGGGCAACCCCACTTAATTGCGGTTTGACCGTTAAAATTCTTTGAAGGGCTGAATTAAAATGCCCTTCACCTGTTGACAAGCGGTTTGTAAGTGGTTACAAACGGCACACAAGGAGTTTTTATGAGTGTTCCTGCCGATAAATTGATGGAGTTAATGCGAGGCCCACGTTCAGGCGGGGGTGGCAATCCCTCTGGTTTATCTATGCCAGCTGGCGCTATGCAAGATGCTGGCGGCATGTCAGATGCAGAAACTCCTCCTATGGCTTCCCCAATGTCCACACCTGAACCCAAAATGGGGTCAAAAGAAGCTGCCATGATTAACTTAGGCATGGCTATGGACTTGTTGGAACAATCTCTTCCCGCACTTGGCTCAGAATCAGAAGAAGGACAGAAAGCTCTCAACGCTATTCGTGTCCTCAACGGCATTCTTGGTCAACGCAAAAGCAAAACAAACGAATTACAGCAATCTGAGATTCTTCAGATGTTGCAAACTCTTCCTCAAGCTGGTGGCGCATCGCCTGAAGGTAGGGCAATGGCTCAAGCGCCGATTCCCGGTATGCCTCCCGCAGGTGGCGCACCTCAACCTTTCCCAATGTAAGGAACTATCATGGACTTGTTCAAACCTCGTGGCGCAGCAGCTCCCCGCCGTCCTACTGATAACAATCAGCAGAATGGCGTGATTACAAACACACCTCGTTTCTCCCAATTTGGCGGCTTGTCTGCCCCAAACAAAGTTGGTAAAACAGGTATGGCTGTTCAAAAGCCCGGTGACGGTAAAAAAGTTATCTAATAACGGATAAGAGGGTAATACTATGTCACTAGAAAATGTCTCAATGGAAGCACGTGATGAGCTTGCAGCGTTAGCGCAGCAGCTTGCGGATAATCCTGCAACACGTAAAGAATTCCTACGCATGACCAAAAAGGTCAAGCCAGACCTTCCCATTCCGGAACTGGACATGGAAGACTACACACACAGTGCGGTCACCAAGTCTGAGCAACGAGTGCAAGCACTTGAAGCTAAGTTGCGTGAACGGGATGCCATTGAAGAGCTGCAAAAGCGCAGAGAATCTTTGATGAAAAAAGGTCTGATTTCATCTGAGGATGAAGTGAAAGACGTTGAAAAAATTATGTTGGAGCGTGGTATCACTAACCACGAGACAGCAGCAGAGTTTCACCAGTGGATGAAACAGGCAGCAGTGCCCACTTCTTCAGGATACAACCCTTCAGCTGTCAAGCAATTTGACCTGAATAAGTATTGGAAGAATCCGGTCAATGCAGCCCGTGATGAAGCTGCGAATGCACTCAGGGATTTGCGTAAACCGCAACGTCCTATTGGGTTGTAAGAGGGTAATGGTGGGGACGAAAGTTCTCTTTTTTATACGTTCGTAAGGAGGCCTTATGGCTATTGGCGGCGGCATCCTACCAGCTACGGGGTCATCTCAGTTTAATGAACTGACTTACGTAACTCGTAGAGCCTTTATTCCCAAGCTGGTTGTCCAGCTATACAACTCGACACCTTTGATGGCGGCATTGATTGCAAACAGTCAACAAGCCAGCGGTGGTGTTTCTTCCGTAACCGTTCCAGTGCAAGGCGCACAGTTTGTGAACGCTCAATGGTCTGACTACAGCGGCTCGTTCGCTCAGCCTTCAGTCCAGCAGGGTGCTTACAACGCTGAGTATGACCTCAAGCTGATGATTTCTCCCGTACCGTTCCTCGGTATGGAGGGTGCAGTTCAGCAAGACGCTGCCATTATTCCGTTGATTGAAGCTCGTATGAACGATGCAACCAACGTGATGATGGACGCAATGGCAACAGCTTTGTACAACAACACAACCAACACTCAGCAATTCATCGGCTTGCCCGGTGCTATTGATGATGGTACAACCTTGGCTACCTACGGTAACATTAACCGTAACACCTACACATGGTGGAAATCCAAGCAATATGCCGCTGGTGGTGTAAATCCAACTCGTCAAAACATCCTGCAATACATTTCTGGTACTGTGAAAAACGGTGCTGAAATGCCTTCATTCGGTGTTTGCGGCTTTGGTACATGGACATTGTTGGCTCAAGACTATGTTGGTCAAGAACAATATGTCATCACCCCCGGCTCTGGTTTTGATAGCGACCCCAATGGCCCTCAAGCTGCATTCCGTGCCTTGATGGTTGCTGGTGTGCCTATTTATCCCGACCCGTACTGCCCAGAAGGTACTGTGTACTTCCTGAACACTAACTACTTGTCTCTGTACATCCACGAGCAAGGTTCGTTTGTGTTTACGGGCTTTGAGTCCACACTTCCTAACTGGCAAATTGGTTATGTCGGTGCGGTTTTGATGATTGCCGAATTGGTGAACGTCAAGCCTAAAGCCATGACCAAGGTGACGGGCTACAACTACCTCTCTCTGTAAGGAGTTACAGCATGTCATTAGCAGCAAATAAAATCCTACTGGCGAATGCCGCCACGAACACCGCTGGTGCGTACATTCAACCGTATGCCCTCGGTAACGCAACAGCAGTTATTCCTGCTGGCTGGTATCAGGTGTTGGCAACAGCTAACGTCACAATCGAGATGAACACATCTAACAACATTTCCTCTCCTACATGGGTGGTTTCGTTGGCTAATAACACTAGCGGTGTGATTATTTCTGACGGCGTTAACTTCCGTGCTAACGTGTTGTCTGGTACACCAACTATTACGTTGTACGCAACCAATGGCGGTCAAGCTGCCAGCGGTACTTACAACTCTTAATAGGGACACACCATGAACGCGAATCATGTAAGCTCGTTTTACCCTGATTATTTTGGCAGCTTTGCTGTTGCAGTTAACTCTAGCCCCGTATTTTTGGGCGCTACAGGCAATGCAGTTGCAACGCTTGCTCAAAACAACAACACTAGCTACATCATTCGCCGTGTGACCGTTGCAGGTGCAAGCGGCAGTGTTGCTCTCGCTAACGTGACTATTCTTACCAGCAATGATGGGAATACAAGCAATGCGGTGACCAACGCTGCGGCTCTGACTACCGTTACTGGCTCTACTAAATTCCAAGACCTAGCATTGGCTACTGCCGCTGCTACTACGGTTTACAGTACGCCTTTGTATGTGTATGTTGGAACAGCGGCTGCTGCCAACAACTCTGTTGACATTACGGTTTACGGTGACGTTGTAACACTATGAGCGTGGTTTATGTAACTAATACTGGCGACACTAAACTCAGAGATGGGTGTGGTGGCGTGTTTTATGACTTTCCTAAAGACGAAACGGTAGAAATACCGCTAGAGGCAGCAAAGCATATCTTTGGTTACATGAACCCCAACAAAGAGCCGTACCTTTCCCGTTTGGGTTGGGTGCGGTCTTTTGCAGAAATTGATAAGGGATTTGAGAAGTTGGCAGAGTTTAAAATCTCTGAGCAACCTCCCGAACAGAATCGCTCGTTACCCTCGGCGGTTGGCGTAGTAGCTCTTCACGTTGAAAAACGTGTTGAGCGAAATGTCACTAAGAGGGCGGCTTAATATGGATGCTAAATGGCAACTCTCTCTTCCTACCTCACGGAAGTGCAGCGACTCTTGCATGACGCAAACGCTGTCTTCTGGTCTACCTCGGAATTAACGGACTACATTAACGAAGCCCGTGAGCGAGTAGTAAGAGATACTGGCTGTCTACGCACCCTACAAATTACCAGCACCCCGCTCTCCAACACCGGAGTAGCTGCAATTCCTTGGTCTAATGGCCTCACTGTCACTGCTGGACAGTTCATCTTTTCAAACATTTTCATCTACGAAGTAACCGTAGGTGGAGTTTTGGCGACTGACGCTGCCCCTTACCCAACGGGTACAAGCACGTTCCCCCCGTCAACACCATTTACAAACGGCACAGCCACACTGCAATACTCCAGTAATTGCGAGATTGTCAGCCTTGCTGCTCTGCCTAACGGCATTCAAACGCTAGATGTGTTGAATGTGACGATTTACTGGGGCAACAGCCGCATTCCTTTGCGCTATTTGCCTTGGAGTAACTTCAACGCTCAGCTGCGTTACTGGCAAAACTATGTGGGAAGACCTATTTGCTTTTCTACATACGGACAAGGGCAGCTGTACCTTGGGCCAGTTCCAGACCAATCTTATGCCGTTGAGCTGGATACTGTTATCTTGCCGCAACCATTAAGTTTGAATACGCCTAACGCAGTAGACAGCATTGTTGACCCGTACTCGACACCCGTGCAGTTCTACGCAGCTTACAAAGCCAAATACAAAGAACAAAGCTACGGTGAAGCTGAAATTTACAAACAAGAATATGCCAAGCATGTACAGGCGGTTCTCAACTCGACCTATACACGCCGGATTCCTGACCCCTACTCATCCTTCTAACTATGGCAGCAGCAGAACAAAAGAAGTCCTATGCTGTCATTAAGAACTTTGCTGGCCTAAACACCAAAGCAAACCGGACGGCAATTAAAGAAGAAGAATTCGCATGGATTGAAAACGCCATGCCGATTGGTTTTGGCAACATCAAAATTGTTCCCGCACAGTCAACAGTCAAAGATTCTGGCAATACTGCCGTTGTATTTGCCAATACCGTTACATCTCTTATCTCTGCCAACATTGGTCTGAGCGACTACATTGTTGCGTTTGAAGACAACGGACGGTCTGAATACTTCAAGATTGATAGCTTAACTAAGGCAAATGTTGCCGTTATTGGCACGTTTTCTAACACTGGCGTAACCACAGCTCAGTACAAAAACGAGCGCATCATCATTGGTGACCCCAACAAAGGCTTGTCATCTTGGGATGGTGTTGACGTTATTTCTATTGGCTCTGTTGGCGTTATTGGCATTACAAACCCCGGCAGCGGATATTTGTCAGCCCCAAGCGTAACTATCAGCGCCCCTAATCAAGCTAACGGTGTACAAGCTACGGCTGTTTCTACCATCACAACTGGTGCTGGCGGCGTTTCAAATATCAACGTAACTGCTGGAGGCGCTGGATATACCGCTGTTCCGGGTATTACGTTAAGTGCTCCCAACGTCACTAATGGTGTGCAAGCCACAGCCGTTGCCACAATCTCTGGCGGTGCTGTTGTTGCTATCACGGTCACCAATCCCGGCTCTGGTTACACAACTGCACCCAGCGTTGCGTTCTCTTCTGGTGCAGCAGCTGCGACTGCCGTGCTAAATACGGGTCAGGTCAACACAATTACGCTGACAAATGCGGGTACAGGGTACACATCTCAGCCAACAGTTACTCTTTCTGCCCCACCTAGCGGCACAACTGCGACTGCAATAGCGTCTTACAACACGTTCAACACGGGAACATTGTCCGTTCTTGTGACCAATGGGGGTACAGGGTACGGTGCTAGTGGCTCATTTGCCGTGAGCTTTGCTGGTGGCTCTGGTGGTGCTGGCGCAGCAGGAACTGCCATTGTGAGTGGTGGCGCAGTTATTGCCGTGATTATGACCAACGTAGGCTCTGGCTATACAGCAGCGCCTACAGTTAGCTTTTCCGCTGGTGCGGGTACAGGCGCAACTGGCACAGTGGTTCTCAATAGCGATGCCGTTGTTGACGTAGCCACGTTCTCAGGCCGTACTTGGGTTGCGGCAGGGCGTACTGTCTACTACAGCGCAGCAGGGTCTTATAGCGACTTTACAAGCGTTTCTGCGGGGTCTTTTACCCTGACTGACTCTACGTTGCACGGAAACATCCAAGGCTTGTTGTCTGCCAACAACTTTTTGTACATCTTTGGTGACGATAGCATCAACGTCTTTTCTGATTTACGGGTGTCAAACACGGGTTCAACCTTGTTTACCAACACCAACGTCAGCGCATCTATTGGTACTAAACGCTTGTATGGGGTTTTCCCTTACTTCCGTTCTGTTCTGTTTATGAACGATTACGGTATGTATGCCCTAGTGGGTTCTACTACCAGCAAGATTTCTGACCAGCTGGATGGCATCTTCCCGTACATAGATTTCAGCTTGCCAATTTCGGGCGGTCAGGTTCTGCTCAACAATATCTTGTGCGCTGCATTTAACTTTACTTACAACGACCCTGCTCAAAACTTTACACCCAGACAAATACAGTGCGTGTTTTTTGAGAAGAAATGGTTTGTCACAAGTCAGGGCAGCTTGGATTATGTAACGTCAGTTCCTTCTGGCGGGTTCATTTTCTTGTATGGCGTAGATGACAAGTCTCTCTACAAAATGTACGGCAATCCAACTGGCGACATTAGCAGCACAATTAAGACTGCTCTTATGCCGCTGGGTGACCCTATTCGCACCAAGCAAGCATTAAAATTTGGCATTGAAGCATCGCTCACAAACAGCGCCAGCTTGACCGTTACGGTAGATAGCGAATCAGGCTCTAGCCCCCCGTATACATTGACGAATGAAACCACATGGGTCAATAATGCAGGTGTAGTTATTCCTTGGGTAAACAATGCAAATCAGGTTATTTCTTGGCTGCATTCACAAGGATATTTCCTTTATAAATCAGATGCACAGCAGTACGGAAAGTATTTAGGGTTAACCTTAACTTCTAACAATGCTGGTTTTGTTTACAACACGTTCGAGATGGAACACGAATTAAGAGTGAGGTTCTAAAATGGCTGTACCGTATACCTTTGCCACTGCGACAAGCAGCATTCCCCTGTCCCAGCTGGACAGCAACTTTGCCACGCCAATTACGCTAGGAAACACTGCTGTTTATCTGGGCGGCACGTATTCAACGATTGGTAACCTGACACTTACCAACGTCACCATCTCTAGTGGCAACGTCACTTACGGAAATGCTAACGCTGTTGTCTACACAAACTCCAGCAATGTTGGCGTTACCAGCACGGCAATCTCTTTTAACGGCACAACATTTTCAACCACAAATGACGCAACTATCAGCGGTCTAACTGTTGGTCGTGGTGCTAGTGCTGTGGCTACCAATACTGCTGTTGGTGCTAGTGCTTTGGCTGCTAATACGAGTGGAACAAGAGCCGTTGCTGTTGGCTATGAAGCATTAAAATCCAATACAACTGGCGACAGAAATCACGCTTTTGGCTTGGGTGCTCTTGGCGCAAACACTACTGGTGAACACAATGTTGCAACAGGTTATTCAGCTCTTGGCGCAAACACTAGTGGTTCATACAATGTGGCTACGGGCTATACAGCCCTTGCATCCAACACCACAGCCTCTAACAACACAGCAGTAGGCTACCAAGCTGGTTATAGTAATGCGACAAGAAGTGCCAATACGCTTGTGGGTTATCAGGCTGGATACAGTAAAAACGCTGGTGACCCAATTCAAGCGTTTGGCTATCAGGCACTTTACTCAAATACATCTGGCGAAAACAATAACGCTTTTGGTGTTCAAGCCTTATATTTAAATAATTCAGGTAGTGCGAATACAGCAGTCGGCACTAGCGCTCTCTACTCCAACACCACAGCCTCCTACAACACAGCAGTCGGTTATCAAGCTGGATACGCCAACACAACAGGCGCTGGCATCACTGCTGTCGGCTACTACACCCTCCGCAACAACACAACAGGCGGTGAGAACGTAGCGATGGGTGGCTCTGCTGTTGCAAACTCTGCGCTGGCAAACAACACCACTGGCTCAAACAACACCGGTATTGGTTCCGGGGCTTTGGGTGCCAACACCACAGCATCTAACAACACTGCTGTTGGCTACCAAGCTGCTTCCTCAAACACAACTGGCACTGCTCTGGTTGCTGTTGGTCGTGGTGCACTACAAGCTAACACCGCAAGCTACAACACTGCGGTTGGATACTTTGCGCTGAACGCAAATACTTCTGGCGATGCAAGCATTGCAACGGGATTTGCCTCGGCTTACCAAAACACAACAGGCACCTCACTCGTTGCGCTTGGTCACTACGCACTACAAGCCAACACCACAGGATCTAACAACACTACGGTAGGTTATCAGTCTCTCTACTCCAACACCACAGCGTCTAACAATACAGCTGTAGGTTATCAGGCGGGGTATAACCAAACAACTGCCGTTGGTAATACTTTGATTGGCGCTCAAGCTGGCTACAGTCTAACAACAGGCACTGGAAATACTTTTGTTGGTGCGGCTACTAATAATTCTGGCTACTATGTCACCACAGGTTCTAAGAACACAATCCTTGGCGGCTTCAACGGCAACCAAGGTGGCCTAGACATTCGGACAGCAAGCAA